TCTTATTATTAGCTAATAAAAAAAGGAAACGATTATGGCTCTTTTTACCCCATCAGCGTCTCCCAGCATTACAGTTAAAGAAATTGACTTAACGGGTGTTGTCCCTTCAGTCACTACTTCAACGGGTGCTTATGTAGGAGAATTTTCTTGGGGTCCCGTACACCAACCAACTCTCGTGGATAACGAGGGAACGTTGGTTTCGACATTCGGGTCTCCAAGTACCACAAATGCAGTAGACTTTTTGTCTGCCGCAAACTTTTTGCAATACTCAACAAGTCTTTATGTGTCACGTACAGTAGACGATACTGCCAACACAGGTGCGTTAAACGCATATGATTCAGATGAAGTAGGTGTTTTGGTAAATAAACCATTGGTTAAGAATGCCGATGATTTCGATATTCAGAACACAGCATCTGGTCTCGCAGAAGCTGCTAAAAACCATACTTTCATCGCAAAGTATCCTGGCGAAGCTGGTAACAGTCTCAGAGTAGAACTGTGTCCCGCTAAGTCAAACGATACAGCTTTGTTCGATGGTTGGGCATACGCCAGTTATTTCGATGCAGCGCCAGGTACTTCACAGTACGCCTCTGACGTTAATGGTGCAGACGATGAAGTTCACGTTGTCGTAATAGACGAAGACGGTACTTTAACTGGTACAGTAGGTGCTGTTTTAGAAACATTCCCGTTCTTATCTTTTGCAACGGACGGTAAGACTGTAGATGGTTCTAATAACCACGTTATTGATGTTGTTAACAATCGTTCAAGTTATGTTTGGGCAATAGACCTAAACAAACATGACGGCGCACCAGATGAAGATTATAACTTCACATCAACCGCATCAGGAACAGACTTTGAACCGACTACACCAACTATTCATACGTTTAAGTTGGGTGGTGGTTCTAATGGTCCATCAATTGATACTGGTGATGTTGCGAAAGGATTCGACGAGTTCGAAAGTAAAGAAAACACTCAGGTGGATTTCTTAATCGCTCGTGGTATGACTGCTACCGCTGATCAAACTACAGTTGTTAATGATCTTGTAGGTACAGCCGCATCTTTACGTAAAGACTGTGTTGTGGTTACTTCACCCGCTAGAGACGATGTTGTTGGTCTAACTGCTGCTGCAGCAGTAACCGCAACGACTGGTGGTGTTGCAGATTTCACGGCATCATCTTACCTGATTGTAGATAACAACTACTTTAAGGTATATGACAAGTATAATGACCAATATGTGTTTATCCCAGCTGCTGCTGGTACTGCTGGTTTGATGGCATCAACTGATGCTGTCGCTGCACCTTGGTTCTCACCTGCTGGTCAAAGAAGGGGTCAATATTTCGGAGTTACTTCCTTAGCTTATTCAGCTAGTAAGGCACAAAGAGATACATTGTACAAACTTGGAATTAATCCGATTGTAAACTTGCCTGGACAAGGTATTGTTCTCTTTGGTGATAAGACCAAAGAATCTCGTCCATCAGCTTTCGATCGTATTAATGTCCGCCGATTGTTCCTCGCAATTGAAAGATCAATCGAACGAGCTGCAAGAAACGTAATGTTTGAATTCAATGACGAATTCACTCGTGCAGAATTTGTTAATATCGTTGAACCGTTCCTGAGAGAAATTCAGGGTCGAAGAGGTATTACAGATTTCCGAGTGGTTTGTGATGAAACAAACAATACGGCTGCAGTAATTGACCGTAACGAGTTTGTTTGCTCAGTGTTTGTCAAACCCGCTCGTTCTATTAACTACATCACTCTCAACTTTGTTGCTGTACGTACCGGAGTTGATTTCAGTGAAGTGGTTGGTACGGTTTAAGCACAACCATAAGGAGAATTTAAATGGCAATTTTAGGAGTCGATGACTTTAAGTCAAAGCTGAGAGGTGGTGGTGCTAGGCCGAATCTGTTCCAAGCAACCGTCAACTTTCCAGCTTATGCAGGAGGTGATGTTGAATTAACATCTTTCTTGTGTGAAGCTGCTCAGTTACCCGCCTCAACTATGGGATTGGTAACAGTTCCGTTCCGTGGACGCCAGTTGAAAATAGCTGGCGACAGGACGTTTGAACCTTGGACAGTAACAATCATTAATGATACTGATTTTACAATTCGAGATTCAATGGAACGTTGGATGAATGGAATGAACGCTCATTCGGCAAACACGGGTTTGGTTAATCCAGTAGATTATCAGGCTGACCTCTTCGTAGATCAGTTGGATAAAGATGGAGGAACACTCAAGCGTTACAACTTCCGTGGTTGTTTTCCGACAAACGTTCAAGCAATTGACCTTTCATACACCACAGAAAACGAGATAGAAAGATTTACGGTAGAATTCCAAGTCCAGTACTGGGAATCAAATACAACATCTTAAATCTCTACTAAATAATCGGGACTCCTTCGGGAGTCCCTTTATTTTACTTTTTGGACACAGATATGGCAGACGACAGCATCTTTAAATTATTTGGTTTTGAATTACGCAGGACACAAGCACAGAAGAAAGAGAAACTTCCTTCTATTGTTCCGCCTACGGATGACGATGGTGCTGGTTATGTTACTGCCGCTGCTGGTCATTATGGTCAGTATGTTAACATGGAAGGTGACCAGTCAAAAGACAATCACCAACTTATTCTACGTTATCGAGGTGTTGCAACTCATCCTGAAGTGGACATGGCAATTGAAGAGATTGTCAAC